CGCACACAATGGATTGTTGCAAATCACAATCCCATCATAATCCACTGGTATCAATTCACCACGACTACATTTCTTACAGATAGACGTATTGTAAATATATTCCTCGGAAGGAATATACGTATCATCAATATTTTTCAAGTAGTGAAGTGCATGGTTCGTCATTGTTTGTGTGTCCGGCAACGCATCTACCTTGAAAAACTGGTTCAATAATTTAATGGTAGACTTTTTTTCAGAAATTCCTTTTTTTTCTTCAAAGTAGGAAAAGAGATGATTGCCATTATCTAAATAGTAACGTAATTGTCCCTCTTGTATGTCCTTCATTTGTTTTTTTAATTTAGATACTTTAGACGGATCTTTTTCAGATGCACAAGTCTCTTTTAGTTTAGGAAGAATGATTTCATTCTCTTGTTTAAACCTCTCTACAAACTCATTATGTTTCGTATCTACCATTTTGATCATCATATCCTCCATTTTTTTATTTGGTTTTAATTTAAAGGACATACTTTATAAAGAAATGAACATTTTAAATTAAAAATACGTACATTGTTTCTTTTTCTATGGTATGAATAAAAGGAAATTGATCATAAAGGCAATTGAAGATGGATGGACCGTAACAAAACGCAAAAACAAATATGTTTTTCGCAAATATCATTGCAATCTTAAGGAATATTTTGAATCCAACTATCTTTCCCTTTTTTTAAAAAAATATTCCTGAAATTTTTTTCTTTAGCAATAGTATAACATGGGAGGAGGTTTAATGCAATTAGTAGCCTACGGCGCACAAGATGTTTACCTTACTGGTAATCCTCAGATTACCTACTGGAAGGTCACCTACCGGCGCTACACCAACTTCGCCATGGAGTCCATTGAGCAAACCTTCAATGGCCAGGCTGATTTCGGACGGCGTGTCACCTGCACCATCTCCCGTAACGGAGATCTTGCCTACACCACCATTCTTCAGGTAACACTCCCCCAGATTGGCCAGGAGCTCGCCGGCTCGTCCGACCAGGGTGTCTATGCTCGGTGGCTTGACTTCCCCGGTGAGCAGCTCATCTCCCAGGTTGAGGTAGAGATTGGCGGCCAGCGCATTGATCGCCATTACGGCGACTGGATGCACATCTGGAACCAGCTCACCATCAACGCTTCCCAGCAGAAGGGATACTGGTCCATGGTCGGCAACACCACCCAGCTCACCTACTTGACTGACCCCTCGTTCTCGTCGGTGGACGGTCCTTGCCAGTCCAACGCTCCCCGCCAGATTTGCGCTCCTCGTAACGCCCTCCCCGAGACCACCCTCTACATTCCCCTCCAGTTCTGGTTCTGCAAGAACCCCGGGCTTGCTCTCCCCCTCATTGCTCTCCAGTACCACGAGGTCCGCATCAACATTGATCTTCGCCCCATTGACGAGTGCCTCTGGGCCGTCAACACCCTCACCCCCACCACCACCGGCACGGTCAAGTGCACCAACGCCTACAACCAGTCGCTCGTTGCCGCTTCGCTCTTCGTGGACTACGTGTTCCTTGACACGGATGAGCGCCGCCGCATGGCCCAGAACCCCCACGAGTACCTCATTGAGCAGCTTCAGTTCACAGGTGACGAGTCGGTCGGCTCGTCATCCAACAAGATCAAGCTTAACTTCAACCACCCCGTCAAGGAGCTCATCTGGGTCGTGCAGCCTGACTCCAACGTAGACTACTGCGCCTCCCTTGACGGCCAGAGCACCCTCTTCAACATCCTCGGCGCCCAGCCCTTCAACTACACTGATGCCGTAGATGCCCTCCCCAACGCCATCCATGCCTTCGGTGGCCCCAACTCGGTTGCCGGCCCTCGCGGTGCCAGCGGCAATGCCAACTACGACTTCATCAACGCCAACGGCCTCTTCGCCAACGCTGCTGCCGTTGATGGTGGCGCTTACGTTGACCTCTCAAACAACACTGGTGTCACCACCACTGCCGGCTTCATCGCCGCCATCAACAACTCCAAGGATTACTGGGGTTACTCCGGAAACACCGCCTTCTCCGGCGTCACCTCCGGCAACCCCAACCAGTACGACTTTGGCCAGGCCACTGGTTCCCCCGAGGAGTCGCTCGTCTCCGATGCCGGCACCTTCGTCCTCTCCGAGACCGCTCTTGCCCTCCACTGTTGGGGCGAGAACCCAGTCGTCACCGCCAAGCTCCAGCTCAACGGCCAGGATCGCTTCTCGGAGCGCGAGGGATCCTACTTTGACCTTGTCCAGCCCTTCTTCGCCCACACTCGCACACCCGACACCGGCATCAACGTGTACTCGTTCGCCCTCCGGCCTGAGGAGCACCAGCCTTCCGGCACATGCAACTTCTCGCGCATTGACAATGCCACCCTTCAGCTTATTCTCTCCAACGCGACCGTGGAGGGAACATCCACTGCTAAGGTCCGTGTCTATGCCACCAACTACAATGTGCTTCGTATCATGTCTGGCATGGGTGGCTTGGCATATAGCAACTGAGGACCTTACATTATGTTGGGTATGGATGGTTACAAATTCTTTGGAACAATATCAATAAAAAATTGATATTGTTTATTTCTTTATTCGTTAACCATGGAACAAGAATTGAAACTATGTCGGCATTGTTTGAAAGACCACGATATATTAACCGATTGTTACCTTTGTAATGTACCACACGAAGAATGTGTTATGACACATCAAAATGGAAAAATTATATGCCCATCTTGTACTTCTATATTTGTTAAGAAACCTATTGAAAAAAAACAGTGTATTATTTGTTTTGAAAAAGTAGAATTGAATACATTGCCTTGTAATCATGAACTATGCTTGAAATGCTTCAAGCATATTTATATTGGATATACTTACACACCACGTCCAAAACATTGTAACGAAGTAACTGATTGGTCTTTATGGCCATATGATATTGAAAAGTTTGACGAATATTGTAAATTTGAAGATGAACATGAAGATGAATTGTTATTAATAGAAACATTTGAAGAATATGTTTCTGTGAGAGATAAATTAAAACCGTTAAGACCAGAGTACATGAACACAGAAGAAATGATAGAATATGAAAATGAACGATTCAAATATGATATTGAATGTAAAAAATTAGAAGAGGTATGGGATGAATGGAAACAAACTAAAATAGCTGTTACGAATGCTTGTCCGTTATGCAGGTCTATTTTGAAGTAAGGGCTTGTATTTTCTGGTCAATTTGTTCTTTTGAATATCGCTCTTTTAATTGTTGAATTTTTTCTACTTTTTTCGCATCATGATTTTCCTTCTTTTCACCTTTACTTAATTTGTTCCCTTTTACAATAGCTACCATTTGATTCATGGGTTCATTTGGTTTATGATTCATCGCAACCAATGTACATTTTTCAAGAAAGGATTCTAATGTATAGTTGGATTTCATTATATTACAATTTCCACAACAGGATTGCATATTTGATTCTACATATCCAATGGTACTATCTACACGATCTATACCATTTTGATGTGTTTCGCTATTTTCTTTTCCACACAAATAACAACATTCCTGTTTTTTTCCATCAAATATTTCTTTAGATACGTCAAATGGTATATTTCGTATAAGTGCACTTAACTTTGATAATGAATATTTAACCAATTTTGTATCTTTGAATATTTCTGGATAGAATGTACCTGTTTTTTTAGAATAACTATCAATATGTTGAGCCATTTTTACAAATACATCCGGACTCATACATTTTTTCATGTAGTTACACATTTCACAACAAGATACACAATTTCCAGTTACATATCCAACGGATGAATCCATTCGGTCCATTCCATTGAACCCTTTTTCTTGTACGATTCCGCAATAATGGCATGGTGATGTTACCATTGTAATGAATGTTTCTTTGTCTATTTCAAATACTAGTTGTTTCGCTGCAGCGGATCTCTTGTAGTTAGAATAATGATAGTCTATGTTTTCATTGCGTGCTTTATTGGAAGCTTGTACCTTTTCGGGATTTTCTATACGGTATTTTTTCATACGTTCAGCCTGGCGTTTCAAATATTTTTCAGCATCTGCATGAATTAATCTTGCTCTTGATTCTAAGTAATATTTACTTCTTTCTGGTTTATGAGCTTCATTCCACGCCTGTTTCACTGCTTTACGCTCAGGTTTTGATGAATTTTTACGCGCAAGTTCCTTGACGTGTTCTTGATCACGTTTTTCATCCGCTCTCCTTTGTACTTCACGACATGCAGTACACTGTTTCGTTTCACCTACTGAGCCATTGAATGCTTCTAACGGATGCATTTTACGACAACCCGTACATTGCTTCTCTGTTTCTGTCTTTGCCGGTTCTACTATACGATTCTTGTGATCTTTTTCACGTGCTTTAGCCAAACAGACGCTGCAACTAGATTTACCATCCATTGGCATTTGAGTACGGCATCCACGATTTGCATTGTAGCACGTTTTTAGACCAAGTGCGGCTGTCTCATCTATGAATTGAAACAATTGATGTTTTCCACAATATTTATTTTCACCTTTTTGTGACTTGCATCCTTCTTTGGAACATAGCACTACTTCTTCCTTTGCTTTCTTACGTTTTTCAGACCCTAAAGCCCTGCATTCATTGCATGTTTCCATTTCCTTGTATTTCATTTTCTTGCAGCCTTTACATAGTGTACAGCCCGCCAGCATTTCAGGAGTGTAGTCTTTCATGTAGTCGTGGTACTTACAGAACGGTCCCTTGTTACGGCAAGGGTTACCATGAACATCTTTCGCTTGGCACGACATCGGATATCTATCTAGTCTACTTTGTGAATCAATTTTGTTTAAAAATAAAAAAGTAGATGAGTGTAAAGTGATTTTGTCTTATTGTTTTGTGTGTATTCTTTTTAGTTATTCTTTTAAAAATGAGACTGTCATTCATCCATTCCGAGCATGATTCAGAGTACATTAAAAACCGCGTATTCACTTAAATGGATTTAAATATATTTTTACCTATCTCTTCATATCATTTTGGATGATCTTTTTGGACTCAAATTATGGGGTGAAAACATCTTTCGTCGCGTCTACCATCATTTATCCAATAATAATTATAATCCACGTAAAGTA